CTTATCAGCGCGGTTGGTAAGTTCCTTTCTGCGGAAGAAGATGTAAAGGAAGCTGTTCAGCGTAAAAAGAACAGCCCTTTAACCGCAATCACTGGTGGTTCGGAAGGTGATTGGGAAGAGTTTCAACAATTAGAAAAACTAAGAGCTAAACGTGCAGAGCTTGAATCCTACTGTCGTTTATATGCGCCCCCTGGCACATGGGATCGTTGGCAACAGTGGCAAGCTGAAGCGCGTAAGCAGAGAAAGGCAGCTAAGATTGCTGCTGAGAAAGCCAGAGAGGAGCGTATGGAAACGATAGCTACAGTTTTGGGCATAGGGTTTGCCTTAGGATTCTTGGTGCTTGCTGTGTGGTATTTGGGTGTCTACTTGGAAAAGTGGTAAAGTACGTTGTCTATGACAAAAATGGAAAAGTGGTTATAATAACTACCAACAAACGAATAGCGGAGTATTACAATGGCAAGGACATTCGTTGATGACTGGAAGATCATACCAAGATTGATGATGCTTGCAGTTACTATTCTTACCTATCAATCGGTTCACTGGTACATGTCACTGCCTGATCCCAGCAATGGTCAGGCTGGTTTGGTTTCTGTGTGCATGGGCGCATTGACTGGTTGCTTTGGCATCTGGATGAATGGGGAGCAAAAGAAATGATTGGTCAGATTATATCTGCGGTTGGTGGATTAGCTACTAGCTACATCGATGGCAAGACTGCGATTCAAAAAGCAAACGCAGAGATCAAACTAAAACAAGCGACTGGTGAGATTAACTGGGAGCAGTCTGCTATTGAAGCCAGTAAAGAAAGTTGGAAAGACGAATTGTGGACTATAGTTTTTGTAGTCATTTTGTGCTTTAACTTCGTCCCGTCCATGCAAGAGATAATGAAAATAGGTTTTCAAAATTTGGAGGAGTGTCCATTATGGGTTCAATGGGGAATGTACGCTTCAATAGCAGCCTCATTTGGAATCCGCACGATGCGTGGATTGGGAGGAAAGAAATGAGTTTTAAATTATCTAAAAGAAGTCTCGCTAAACTGGATGGAGTGCGGCCTGATCTTGTGGAAACCGTGTCGCTTGCGATTAGGCTGACGCGTGTCGACTTTGGTGTGACTTGTGGTTTGAGAACTTTAGAAGAGCAAAAGAAGTTAGTAGCCACTGGTCGCAGTCAAACAATGAACAGTAAACATATTCCGCAGAGTGATGAGTATTCACATGCTGTGGATGTTCTTGCTTATATAGATGGGGATGTGTGCTGGGAGTTGAATGTCTATGATGAGATATGTGATGCAATGGCAGCAGCAGCCAAAGAGACTGGCGCGTCAATTAAATGGGGCGCAGCGTGGAGCGAGGGTGATATTCGCACATATAAAGGCTCGGCTGAAGATGCTATGAACGCTTACATTGATCTTCGCAGATCGGAAGGTCGTCGTCCATTTATCGATGGACCTCACTTTGAACTTATGGTTTAAAGCTCTGGGGGCGGTGCAAGCCCATTGCATATATAGCCCGACACTATAACGCCCCCACGATTACTTCTCTCTTGGTAGTTTCCACTTTTCGATTTGAGCCATGACTACATTTTCGCTAACGCCTTCGATGTAAGCTATGTCTTTAATCATTACTTGGATGCAGAGCATACGGTTTACACGCTGGGCAAGCTGTGATGCTCGCTTGGGCCACCTGTAATTGTAATCATTGATCTTGGTGGGTGCTTTTGGTTCTCTTAATTTGATCTTGGGTGCTTTTGTTTTTTCTTTTAAAACTTCTTTGCGATAGCCTTCTTGCTCACGCTTCATCTTCCACATTGTGGCGATCTCTGTCTCAGTCGGTGGCCGACCATAGAGCTTAGTGAATGATTCAGTCATGTTTACCATTAGATGTTGTACCCCTTCTGCCTGAGTTCTGATGTGAACCTTTTCAAATCGCGGATTGCAATTTGGAGTTCATTCTTAATACTTGGACGCGCGTCCTGTCGATACCGTTCGTCTTGCAGCCGATCTACTTGCTGTCGTAAATATCTTAGAATTGCCTGATTTGCGGGGTCTAGCTCTGTCATTTACAAACCTTTCTATCCAACATGGGCTACACAAATGCTCGATGTCTTGATGCACGACGACTGATGGTGCGCCGCATTGCCGACATTCTTTCTTATTCATTGCTCACTCCTATAAAAAAGGCCAGCCCAAGGGCTGACCAGTTGCTGAGAGGGCATGAGGCAATATAGGCTACGACGAGCAGTGTATCCCCCTCAGAGAGAACATCTCTATTTAAAACGGAATATCGTCATTGAGTCCAGCATTACTTGCTGGCTGCTCAGTGCGCGGTTGAGGTTCACTGACTACGAATGAGAGATATGGTTTATCATCTTTCATTCTGCGCCATGCAGCCACACGACGATCTGTTGTTGGCGGTGTGTATGGCATTTGTTTGTCATCAGTTTTGTAGAGCGTACCTGTGTAGTTAGGTGCTGATTCCTTGGTGTTGTCATTTGGGAACATGGCTCCTACTTTTTCATAGACCTCCATGATTTCTTTGCCATCTCTGGATTCACGGCGAACAATAACATACTTGCCATCACGCCCTTCAACATTGATCTTGCCTTGAAGGATCATCTTCATGTCATCGAAGGGTGGGAATGCCGCACCGTTATTGTTGGGATCATAATCTGCCATAGCTTCTGGCTCCTTTACCAATTAGTGTTGCTGCGCTTAGTTGTAGGTGCTGGGGTCTGCGCTCGAGACTTGGGGGTCTCGCTTGCCCCATCACCATCGGGTAGGTCTTCACCTGCATAGATGTAGAAGCCTAGTCCTAGGTACGCCATAGCCTTTGTAAGCCCACGCTGTAGTGCCTTGTTTACATCGAAGGCATTGGGGTTAGCTATAGCTTTGTTCTTGAAGTCTAGCACAGGAAATACTTCTGTTGCTGTTGCTAGTTCATCTTCAGTTTGGATTGATACAGAGACAACAACATATGCATTGCCATTGCGATCCATGAATACTGGTGTGCCATCATTGTCCAAGTGTTTGTTGAACGTGGCTTGCGGATAGATGTTCTTGATCTCACGCCATGCATGCGCCCATGATAGATAAGTGAATCCGTTCTTGGATTCTGTGTATCCAGATACATCGATCTTGCTTAGTGTTTCCCATACTGACATTGGTGTTCTCCTTATCTTTTGGTTATGCGCAGTGATCCGCGCTTGTCACGTTTGATTGTTAGGTGGTCGCAGTAAACTTCTCGTTCGTTATCACTGACCATTTGCTTGAGGCTTTTCTTTGCATTCTCGAACGTGCGGTTATGCTCGTAGCCGTTGATGTATGTGATGGCTGCGTCCATGAACTCGTTGTCTCGGCTGGCATCACGCACGACCATTTCGTCCAGCGGGATTGATTCAGTTGAGAGTGTCGGTGTGTCAACACCAATCGGCTCTTCATCCCGAACAACGTAGCCCCAGAAATCTGACACCACTGCCCACATAGAATTGAAATACTCTTCATCTCTTGCGACATGCACACTATCCCATTCACTGTTTCCAAAGATCACACTTAGATAAGCACCATCAGCATCAGCGATGTGCATATATGTTTGCAGTTGCGGCATGTAATAATCAGCAACCTTGCTCATTGTGTTGTATGAATTGGTGTGCTTGCACTCTACAATACACCGATCAACGAGACCATCAACAGTCCCCACAACAGGCACTCCTCCCACATCAGCTTTGAACTCCGTTTGCTGTCCACTCACTATAACATTACGTTCAGCTTCGAACCAAGACAGGTTAAAGTCTTCTGTGTAAATGCCCATCTGGACTGCGAGATTGCGTGATAAATCTTCTGGTTTTGCGCGACCTGTTTTGATCTGCCATAACTGAAGCCAGTTACCTTGCATGATCTGGGTGCAGTCGCTGCCCCCTATGAAACCTTTGCGGTTCATGCTGTTCTCCTTTGTTTATAGTGACTAAGCTACTGCATGTGTGCAGTAATATCAAGCATTTCTTTTTCGAGCGTTTGCCATTGCAGCCTCATGCTTGGCGTAAAGCTCTGCTTTAATATCTTCGTAAGGATTGAAGCGAATGCGATTGTCATCTTTGTCTGTGGTGTCAACCCAGTAGTCACGATGCTTGGCATGTTCCGCAAGCAATGCTTGGCGATGAGGTTCCAATTCGGATTCAGAAATGTACCCCATAACAATCATGCCAGCAGCTTGTCTCCCAAACAACCAGTGGTCAGCAACCAGTTCGCCAGCACGAATGCGTTCAGCATTGATACGAAATGCATCAGGTTGCCATGACTTGGTGCGCTGCATGTCTTGCTTGTATATTTCATGTGATCCGCGTGAAACACTGGCTGACCAGACATCATCTTTGACAAAACGGCCTACTGCCTTTGGTTCATTCTTCATGCGCAAGTCTCCATATTGTAATTGATGTTCCCCATTTACCCATAGATTTTTTCCCAGAGTCTTCGATTAAACCATCATTTTTTAATTCACTTACTCTTGGTTGCACAGAAATCTCAGCCTTGTTTAACATTTTAGAAACATCTTCTACTGTTAAAGATTTATACTCTTTGAATAGCTCAAATACTTGCTGCCGTATTGTAAGCTTTCCTTTTAGATTGAAAGATGCAGCTTCTTTGCTGGCATCATTCTTTTGGTAGCCAATCTTGTTCTGATTGTATGGCATAGCTGTTCTCCATTAGCTGTTGAAATTGTTCGCCAGTCATTATGACTATAGTTTGCGGAGTTCCCCTCCGTCTTTTATAGAATGCAATGTCTCGGTTCTCGAGGACACTGAATGGGCT